TAGAAAAGAACAAGAGCGAGCCAACCAAGAGGCAGAGACAAGAGCTATAGAAGCAGCTGCTTTATCTGAGACTCAGGAAGACACAGGCGCTGATATAATATTCGGTGCAGCTAAAGGTGGACGGACGTTACTACGTAGACGCCCGACACAAGGTCCAACAACAGGGCCTAGACCAAGGCTTATGGGATTAGGTGGCTTCGGTGGAGGAGACCCTGGCAGAGGCTATAACAATATGAGGCTGCTATGAGTACTTATCCAAACCCTAAGGGAAACATTGGTCAAGTCTGGATGCAGATGTACCAAGAGAAGGGTGACTTACTAGAGCGCAGTGAAGCTTATGCTAGATGGACTCTAGCTAATATACTTCGTGCTGATAGAGAGACACACCAACAGAATACAGAAATGACTAAAGGTTCTGTGATGATGGGAGCTAAGTGGGTTAATCACTTAGCCAATAGAATAGTAGATGTACTGTTCCCCTTATCCAGACCATTCTTTACTGTGTCTTTAACACCTAAAACTAAATTAAAATTAGAACAAGAAAATGGCCCAGACCAAATGGCTATTGTGAAAGAACAGATAAGAGAAGCTACTACTAGGATAGAAGAAGAGGCTATAAGAAACCTTAGACTAGTAGAATACAGACCTGTAGCTATTGAAGCATGTAAGCATCTTATTATTACAGGTAATGCTTTACTTAGAAGAATGCCGTCAGGCAAAAGAATACTGTACTCTATTGACCGCTATGGAATTAGACGTGATATAGAGGGTAATGCCATTGAAGTTGTACTATATGACCGAAAGAAATATTGTACCTTTGACCCAGAAATGCAAGCTATGATTAGAGAAGTGCATCCTAAGGTTAAAGATGATGACAAGATGGAATTATTATCTCACTATAAACTAGAAGCTGATGGACGCTGGTGTTTTAAACAAGAAGTAGAGGGTGTAGCTATAGGTAAACAGATTAAGTATGTTAAAGAAGACTTTGACTTACTACCGTTAGCCTGGAACTTACCTTCTGGTTTTCATTATGCTACTGGTTTAGTAGAAGATAACTCTACTACATTTCATAAGCTAGATGTAACCACAGAGGCTCTTACAGATATGGTAGCTATCGCAGCTGACATTAAGTTCTTTGTTAGACCAGGCTCTGCCTTAGGTTTACAACTAAGAGAGCTCAATAATGCACAGCGTGGTGCTTACTTTGCAGGTAATGCAGAGGACATAGCTGTACCAGAGATTAACTTACGTGGTGACTTAGATACTATAGCTAATATAGTAGCTAAATGGGAAGGTGATTTATCAAGAGTATTCTTATTATCTAATGTACGTGACGCTGAACGTGTTACTGCAGAGGAAATAAGGCTTATAGCTAGGGAACTAGAAAGTTCATTCGGTGGACTTTATTCTCAATTAGCTTTACAATGGCAACAGAAAGAAGCTGACTACGCTTTATCTAAGATGAAGATAGGGTCTGTAGGTAATCTTGATAGTCAATTCGAAGTACTTGTTACTACAGGTATGGAGAGTTTATCTAGGGAAGGTCAGATTGATAACCTTAGACTAGCTATCAGCGACTTGCAGATGTTAGAAGCTGTGCCTCAGGAAATTAGGTCTATATTTAATCCGACTAGATTCGGACAGTTTATCTTTGTAAACAGAGGAGTTGCATTAGCAGACTTCTTGAATACTCCTGAAGAGTTACAAGCTATGCAGCAACAGGAGATGGAGATGGCTGGTAGACAAGCTGAGATAGATACTGCTGCTAGTGTAGCACAACATGCTGGTAAATCAGAAATAGATAATATGGACGGTCAACAATAGGAGAGTATATGACTGATGAAAGTAACCCACATTCAAATGTTTCAACTGAAGAGCGTAAAGCTGCTGAGGTAGCTGAACAAGCAGCTGCTAAAGAAACCCCAGTTGAAGAAGCCCCAATACAAGCTGTATCAAACACAGAGGCCAAGGATAAACCTGTAGACCCTGAAGCAGATGCAGCTCTAGTAGAAGATGATAAAGAGGAATCAAAGCCTGACGATGGTGAGGCTCCTCTTGATACACAAGCTTGGGGAGATACAAATAGTGAAGTAGGAAATAGTGTTCTGAGATTAATACAGAACGCTGGAGGAACACCCGAACAGGCGAAGGCATTATTGTTTGACGCTGTACGGGATAATGATATGTCTAAGATAGACAAAGCAGAACTTACTAATTTAGTAGGTGAATCAAATGCTACAATCATTATGTCAGGTGCAGCCTCCTATGCTACAGAGATAGCTGCTAAAAACGTAGAGATAGCTAAAACAGTTAATGAAGCCGTAGGCGGTGCAGATAACTGGGAAGCTATACAGAACTGGTCAGACAACTCTGACTTACCTGATGCAGAGAAAGCAGAGTACAATGAACTCTTATCTGCAGGAGGTGCTAAAGCTAGGTTCGCAGCTACAGAACTATTAAGCAAATATAATGCCGATTCTGGCAACACACAAATTACGGACACAAACCGAGTTGACCCTGATGTTGATACAACTACCCAGTCCGAAGCTATAACTGCACGCGAATATTATAAGCGTATGGCTATGGCAAACCGTAAAGGTCAAGATACAACAGCTATAAAAGCGGCAAGAGCAAAAGGCCGTAAGCTAGGTATCTAACCTATAAACTGGGAATAATCCCACAACATTAAATATAAGGAATTAATATGCCTATCCCTTCAGACTCAACTCACTTGAGTGCTCAGGCTACATCAGAAATGATTGAAGAGTATGCTGGCGCAGTGGATTCACAATTCGCTAAGTCGTCAATCATGCGTGGCTTCGTAAACATAGATAACCTACAAGGTACAGACACAAAGATTAAGCGTCGTGTCGGACGTACTGTTCTTAAGAAGGTAGTAGCTGGTGTAAGACCCGATGCTGCTCCAACTTCATTCGGACGTACAGCCGTAACAGTCGATACGATTTCATTAGCTCGCGATAACCGTGACCTATTGAATGAGTTCCAAACAGACTTTAACGCACGTCAACAGTTAGGTATGGACCACGGTAAAGAACTTGGTAAACTATTTGACCAAGCTCATATTATCGCAGCTATCAAAGGTGCAGCAGCAGCTGCTCCAACAGATGCCGATGGTACTAACTACAACGGTGCATTCGGTGCAGGTTCAACAACTACAATGGCTGCATCTAATGATGACCTAGACCCAACTAAATTCTATGAAGCTATTGCTGCACAGATAACAGCTATGGAAGAAGAAGACATTGACATTGAAGAATGCGTTGTGTTCGTACGTCCAACATATCAAGACGTACTACTTAATAATGACAAATTGCTTAACCGTGATTTCTCTTCAGACAATGGTGACTTTGCAAATGGTACATTCAGAACGCTTAAAGGTGTTCCGATTGTGTCTACTACCAGAATACCAACTGCTGCTATTACTGGCCATGTAATGTCTGACGCTAAGAACTCTAACTTCTATGACGTAACTGCTGCAGAAGCTAGAAGTAAAGCTATCATTATGCACCCTAAAGCTCTATTCGCTGCAGAAACTATACCATTAACTTCTAAGGTATACTACGACGATAAAGAACTTCAGTGGTTCATCGATTCATACTTAGCATTCGGTGTTAACTATGACAGACCAGATTGCGCTCGCGTAGTCCGCTCATTCGACTAAATAATTAACGAGGCTCTCCTGTTTATTCGGGAGGGCCTTTTTTTGTTTTATAGATTCCTGAGCTTTTGCTCTCCGTGGGTTCGGGAATCTTTACAACAAAAAAGAAAGGAACTACTATGCCTACAACGGCCAACATTAAACTGAGTTTAATAAACAGTATGTTACGTACAATAGGTTCTGCTCCCTTAGCTGGAGAAGACACGTCACATCCTGATTACATTACAGCCAATGCGGTGATTGAAGAAGTCATAGAAGATTTCTCAAGTAAACCTCTATGGTTCAACAATTCAATAGAAACCCTATCACAAGATAACGATGGTAGGGTTCCAGTACCTACTAATGCTGTAGCAGTAGACCCCACAGATGGGTCTAACCTAGCTGTAGCAGGAAACTTCTTATACAATGTAGATAAGAGGACAGATATTATAGGTAAAGATGTAGAGTGCTACGTCCACAGGGAAATAGAACTAGGGCTTATGCCCAGGGAAGCCATTAAGTTTATTAGGGCAGCCTGTAGATTTAAGTTCTATGCAGATGAGGATGGTGGTTCACAGAAGCTACAAGTATATGCACAGGCTGCACAGTTATCAGAGCTAGAACTTAACTCTGTAAACATAGCCCGTATGGATATGAACTTCTTTGCCTCAGGTTCTGGAAGAACATTCTTTATACCTAGACCGTCTAACTATCAACACATAGGTAGTAGTGCTGGTTCAGGTGGAGTTAAAACAATATTTCAAACTAGCTAGGAGAAGTCATGGCTGATACAAATACATTAGGAAGTATGTTGCAAGGTATTAGCCAGCAACCTCCTCACATAAGACGCGATGGTAAAGTAACAGAACAAGTTAATTTAATGTCAGACGTTGTAGAAGGAATAAAAACTAGACCAGGTTCTAAATTACTTAGTGTTATAGAAGAAGGTACTGAGCAGGTTATTATATACAAGCCTGGTCAAACAGGCCCTGCTACGGTGTATACAGGCTTTAGAACTGATGGTAAATTCTATACATTTACAATGGATGGTAACACTTATCAAATAGGTATAAGTAAATTTGGTATAGAGATACTAAATCAAGAAGGAACATTACTTACAACAAACTTAACACAAGCTGCTGAAGATTATATAAATGATATAGCAGAAGACTTAGCTGTATATGTTTATGACAATGGTGAAGAAACTGTTGCGTATGTATTAAACAGAAATAAAGTAGTGGCTATGGATAACAGTGCTGCTACTATTGCAGCCCAGGAAGCTGAAGTAGTTAAAGATGTAGGGCTAGTAACCTCTTTAGGGGGACAGTTCTCACATACGTACAGCGTATATGTTAATTATGATGCAGGTAGTTTTAGTGGTTCGTATACAACACCTAACGGAACAGGCTCAGGTCACGCAGCTGAAACAACTTCTGATTATATTGCTAATCAATTACAAATTTCTTTAGCAGCATCCGCAGCTTTAGTTGATGTTAATATTTCTGTGGCTGTTCAGGGTTCAGTAGTAAGTATTACAGGTGCTCCTGGGATAACTATTACAGTATCAGATGGTGAAGGTGGTGCTACTTTAGTAGAATCAAGTAACGTAGCTAAAAACACTGACAAGCTTGCTAACACAGCTCCTCATGGTACACTAGTTAAAGTACATGGGTTAGATGGAACAGCAGATGATTTCTGGATGCGCTTTGAATCTAACTACACTAATACAGTAGGCTCTGGGTTTGGAGATGAGGGTATATGGAGAGAGTGGTATAACGTATCAGAAGCAGCAGCTTTAGATGCTGAAACTATGCCAATGAAGATGACTCCTAATGCTGCTGGAACTATTATGAATATAGATGTAGCTCCTTGGACACGACGACGTGTAGGAGACTCAGAGACTAACCCTGAACCTGCTTTTGTAGGTAAGAAAATAAAAGATATAAGTGGCTTTCAATCCAGACTTGTTACTGTAGCAGGACCTGTTACTAACTTCTCTGTTACTAATGAACCAACAGACTTCTTTAAGAACTCTGCTGTGGCTGAGATAGCAACTGACCCAATAGAAATAATATCAACAACTGCTGATGAGTTCAGTCTTTTGTATATAGTACCTTTTGATAGGGACCTAATACTTTTCGGAGATAGAGTACAATTTCTTGTGCAAGGTGGTAGTGCATTAACTGCATCTAACGCTTCATTAGTACAGACAACAGCTTATGATATACAAGATGGTGTTAGACCTGTAGCTACAGGTAGAACTGTTTTGTTCCCATTCTCTATAGGAGAGTACGGTGGAGTAAAAGAGTTCTATACATCTGGTAATATAGAAGCTAACCAAGCTATATCAATTACATCTAGTGTACCTAAACTTATAGAGGGTACTATAGAACAGATGAAGTACTCTGATACTGCGGATACCTTACTTATAAAGTCTAGTTTAAATAAATGGACTTTGTATGGATATAAACAACTGTGGGATGGAGAAAAGAAACTACAATCTGCATGGTTTAAATGGGAGTTTCCTGGAGAAATAATTAATTATAACTTTGATAAGAATAAGTTATATGTATTACACTTTAAAGGTGGGGTAACTAGTGGACATTATGGAGAAGTATGTCAAGTTGTATTAGACTTAGATAGTCCTAATGCAAGTGGGTTAGATTATCCGTTAGCTCTAGATTCGTATGAAATATATGATGGAGATGGTACACCTGACTATGGTGTTAGTATGGGCAGAACTAATATGCCTAACTATACAGACCCAGATGGATATGAATACTCTGTGTATCAATTCCTAGATAACAATCTAGTTATTATACAAGGTGCTGGATGTGATAGTCCAGGGCAACCTGCAGAGCATTTAACACCTACTGCTAGTGCATCTAATACTTATACAGATGGTACTGCTATGTGGTATGACTATAAGTTTCCTATTGCTACTGTACCTAAGAACTCTACACTATATGCAGGTTATGATATAACCTCTACATTTAAACCTACTATGCCGTTTATACGTGATAGTAATAACATAGTAATAAGATTTATAAGGTTAGTTATATCTAAGTTTATAGTTCATTTTAACAACAGTGGTCCTATGACTGCTACCGTAGGTAGTAAGTATAGAAACGCATCTGCACAGATAACATCTGTACGTACTTTATCTAATGATGGAGTAGGATTAGCGTTTGACCCAGACGACCCCGAAGGGGACGGAATAAAGAGTGGAAGTTTTGATGTTCCTTTTAGAGAACAATCAGATATTTCTGAATTAACAATTACCGCTAATGGTGGTGTACCTATTAACATAAATGAAATAGAATGGGTAGGCCAAGTTCGTGGAGGAAGAAGGAGGTTATAATGTCAATACCAATGGCACAAGCTGTTATAGGCGCAGGAACAGCTTTAGCAGGATACTTCCAGGCTAAAGAGCAAACTAGGTTGCAGCGTGAAAGTCAACGACATAGGAACGCTGTTCTAGCACTAAACTCTAATCTACAAAGAAACGCCTTAGAACTACAAGAGATAGATGCACGTAACGCCAGCAGAAGACTTGACAAACAAATACAACTACAGAGTATGCAGGATAAAGCAGCAGGAGAAGTTTCTGCTGCTACTTCTGGTGTTACAGGTGGGTCTGTTACTGCAGTTTTACGTGGTTTAGAAAGAAGCTCTATGTTAGCACAAGCGGCTAGAATGCAAAACACATCTACTATGTTTAGGCAGCTTGGACAACAACGCAGAAACATTAACGTAGGTCAAATAATAGGGGAAGACAGAACAGTTATTCCAGGACCTGATGTAGGTAGTTTATTACTAAGTATGGGTACAGCTGCCTTTGAAGGGTATGGACAAACTAGAGATTTTAAAAGCTCTACTTTAAATAGTTTATTTAAAGCTAATTATAAAAGAGGAAGTTAATTATGTCTACAAGTAGAAGACAACAAATACAAGATAATTTACAGAATGCTGCACAAATAAACCCAGAAGCAACTAAACCTGCACAGTTTCAATCAGGAACTACTGAAGGCGTAGCTTTAAATAACTTTACTGTAAAGGCTCTTAATAGCGTAAATAGTTTTTTAACAGGTGCAGCTCAATCATTTGTTAATACTAAAATAGAAGAAGACTATTTAGATGGACAAATTAAACGTCACCAAGGTGTAGCATTTGAAGACCTTCCTGGAGAAGGAAGAAATAAATTTCTTAATGAAGGATGGAGAGTAGTAGACGCTAATAATAAACTTCAATCTATGTTTACTGAACTTGAGAATGAGGTTGAAAGCACGCATTTTAAAGTATCTCCTGAAGAATTTAGACCTTTAACTACTCAATTTTTAACAGATAAATTAGAGGGTTTAGATGGTCCTACAGCTTCTTTAGTTAAAGAGGGTATTAATAAATACCTTCCTTCAATACTAACGAAACAGCTTAATCTTTATGACCAAGAAAGTAAAAAAAATGCAGGTCTTTCTATTAAAGAATCTATAAAAAATATACCTTCGACTATTAGTACGGAAGAACTACAAAATACTCTTGATGGTCCAGAGGGTATAAAAACACTTACGGGAAATCTTTATGAATCAGAACAAGAACAAGTTGTTCTTTCAAGCATTGTTGAACGTCTTGTTTTAAGTGACGATGGGATAGACTTTTTTGATAAGTTTAAAAGTACAGAGTATGGTAAAAATATTTATGACTCTTTAGATGCCGACACTAAAATAGAACTAAATAATTTTAAAACTGCTAGAGTTAACCAATTAACCCAAGAGATATCTCAAGAACGTCAACAAGATATTGAGGCAACGACTAAAGCGTTTTCAACCCCTGGTAGTACGATGACGGGGGAACAGTATTTATCTACTGTATTTTCTATTTTTACAGAAGAAGGTGTGGCACGTAAAAATTTAAGTCCTTCTGTAAAAAATGCTTTTTCTAAAGTAGTAGAGGATAGAAAAAATACGCTTGAAGATATATTACTAGCAGAGACTAAGGTTTATAATACTATAGAAAACTTTGATGTATCTAAGTTTGTAGAACCCTTATCCGCTTTAATAAATCCAGATAACCCTACTGAGTTTCAAGGACTTCTTGAAGAAGCTTTTGGAAATAAAAATATTAAAGGCTTAGATAGGGCAGACTCAAGAATATCTGTTGCTATAGCACTTACTAAACCAGGTATTACAGAAGAAGAACTTAATAATTGGGTTGAACAAAAAATGCCGCGTGGAGAAATACAAGAGTATGTATCCAGTGTATTTGATAAGAATACTGGTCAAGCTGTAAAGTATCTTAATGAAGAACTTATTAGTTTACAAAATGAGGCAAAAAGCGTTGGCCAAGAAAACGCTCTTAACAGTGCGTTAGAGTATTCTTCCCGTGTAATGCCAGCACAAACAAAATATTTAAATAATGAAATTACAGAAAAAGAGTTTATTAATATTAGTAAAGACGCTTTAAACCTAGATAGCTTAAAGATTACACCTGAAATGTATAAGTTTGTTTCTAGTTCTATAAATAGAAAAGGACAGATAGTTAGGGAGAATAAGAATAAAGAACGCGCAACTAGATTGTCAGGAAATATAGACACTATTCTTAACGATGCTAAGACTCTAATAGACGCAGAATTTGCTACAACAGCTTTTCCTGACGTAGAGGTTATAAACAATATTAGAGATAATGCTAGCCAGCGTATAGAAAACGCTTATAAAAAGTCTGGTTTAAATCCAAATATTATTAATAAAGCAGTAGGAGAGGTTAGATTATCTAATCTTGTATCTAGTGCTACTAATAAGAAAGCACTTAATTCAGCTACTTTAATGGGTATGTATAGTGTAAAGAGTAATAGTGGAGCGTGGCCTACTACAATAGATTCCAGTGGAAAAAAAGAAATTTCAAATGCTAAATTACTAGACAGTTTTGTTATTGAGACTGCTCAAAAATATTCTGTAGAAAACGCAGCAGCTCAAGAAGGGGGCGCGACTCAACAGGAATTAGTAAACCCTTTAGGACAAGCAATTTTAGATACAGAATATATACCTACGGAGTTTAAAACGTCTATAGGAATACAAGATGTATTTAAAAGTCAAAGACCAGATGGTCCTACAGACGCCGAAAGAATGTTCATACAGTCTCGTGCAGGTACTTACATGACGCTACTTGATAAAAACCCTGGGTTAGCTAAAAAGTTTGGAAACCATATAGATAGAGCATATCTGGATTTAATACACGAACAAATACAGAAAGGGAACGCTACTGCAGACGCGGAAGGTTATAATAACGCCATTGATATTGTATCTATTTTAGCAAGTGACATAAATAAAGTTAACTTTGAAGAATCTATTAGTGTTATAAATGAAACAGTAGATAATAAACTTAAAGATTATTCTATTAGTGGAAACTCTTTATCTCATATTAAATACGCAGTGACTAATATGGTAATCAAATCACAATTACGTAACGGTAATATAAATTCTAAACTAGAAGAAAAACTTGCAGTACAAAGCATTAAAAACTATATGGCCGATAATGTTTATATACTTAATTCTGAGGGTGAAGAAAGTGTGTTTGTTGAATCAGACCCTAACAGTAATGTACTTTCTAGGATGTATGGAGAAAATGCTCATATGTATACCCATAAAGATATTAAATATGATTTAATTGACTTTATGTTTACTAAAGGTGACAAGGATTTAAAAAATGTTTTAAAAGAAAAAAACAAATTTGGGACTTCTTTGTTCCCTGGCGGAAAAAATACAGAAGGTCTTCCTGGATACTTTGGCCAGATAGGGGCTATATCTAGGCCCGTTAGGTTTACTTATAATTCAGAGAATGGAAAAATTATTGCTAGAATTAGTAGAGCATTTGAAGACGAACAGGGAATGGATATGATATTTGATATAGATGATGTTAGTAAATTTGCTAATAAACGAGACTACTCGAAAGAAGCAACAATAAGAAAAGCAACTACACTTGCTCACATCCGTCAATACGGGCTGCCACCTAGCCATGTCGTTGAAGGAAGGCCTCGTTTAACTAAACAAACTAGGTTAGTATCTCCATTTCTTTCAAGGAATAAATAATATACTTAATAAAAATAAACAACAAAGGGGAAGATAATATCTTCCTCTTTTATTTAAAGGAGGCTATATGTCTGATAAAAAAAGTAATCTTTTTGAGATTAACAGTGACGACATTGTTAGTCCAAACGAAGACGTTATAAAAAGTTCACCAAGCATAAAAAGATATTCAGACCGTATAAATTCTCAATTAAGCTTTAGTGAAAACATAGGATTATCTATTGCACCTGTGTATAAAGCAGTCAAAAGAAAAGTTACTGATGAGCTTCCTAGGTCTATGGAAGAACTAGAAATATCTTACGAGAGTTCTATTCTTGACGTAGCTGGTGTAGATTTACTTAACGATGCAATAAAGTTAGGTGCTGCTATAGATATAGTAACGGATTCTGAATATGAAAAAAGAGTAGACCCTAATTTAGATAGACGCGAAGTGTACGAACAAGTTACTTCAGGTGTACCTGTAGACTATCACGTAGACTTATTATCTTATGGAAACCTTTCAGATATGTTACTGGCTAAGCAACGTGTTATTGAAAAAGTTCAAAAACAACGGTTAATAGAAAAACAACATGGTTTTAAGTTTACTAGATTCATGAGTATGATGGTTGATGTAGATTTTGCATTAATACCCTTTGGCATGGGTGTAGCTTCTAAAGGTAGACATGCCTACAAAGGCGTTGATATGTTATCAAAAAATATATTAAAAGATAATTTAAAAAGCGGTATGATTAATGGTACTGCAAGTGGTGCATTGTTAGGCGGATTATATTCTTCTGCAACAGATGGCGCAGGTGTTGATGACGCACTTTTATTTACTGTATTAGGCACTACAACAGGGGGAATCCTTGGTGCAACTACAGGTTTAATAGGACAGGCTTTTGCTAAAAAATATATGCAGATGGGAGATGAGTTTGTTAATACAGCTAATAAAGGTAAAGGAGACCTTTACAGTGGCCCTCCTTTATTAGAGGGTACAGTAGAAGCCCCTATACCAATGCGTGATGTAACCCCTGGAAGATTAGAAAGAGACTTACTTCCACAAGAAGCTGCAGAAATTAGAGGCGGCATATTTATAGAAGGTACATCTAAACCTGTAACTAAAAGAAGAGGCTCTGATGGAAAGCCATTAAGGAACGATGTAAATGTTATTATTGATAACGCTATTCAATGGCAGAAAGACACAGACTTTTTAGCTAGGCGGCAAAAAGATTTAGATAATAAAGGCGTAAAGATTTTAATGTCTCCCATATTTTCTAGGCCCCTTGGAAATGCACTTAACAACAGAGGCTTTACAAGCCCAGCTGCTACAGTAAATTGGACATACGGAAATATTATGGAAAGTTCAAGCGGATTAAATAGAGCATATGACACTGCTAGTGCAGCAGCTACAATGGAATCCTTTGTTTTAAAAGCTTCAGAGTCTTTAGGAGATGTATATAAACAACAACTAAAAGCTCTTAACTTTGTTAACGAAAAAACGGGGATAAATAAATCAGTATTTCTTACAAGAAAAGATGAAGTTAAAATTAACAGGGACCTTATATTACATAGAAATAACTTGGCTATGGGAAGAGAAGGAACTCAAAACCCAGGCATTATAGAGTTGTCTAAGTCAATAGATAATTCTATGAATACTCTTTATAAAATAGAATCAGCTGAAGGTTTAGATATTTCTAAGTCTGTTGCAGGATTTGAAAATAAATTAAATTCTTTTAGAGAACATTATTATCCTGTGCAGTGGACTAATAAAATAGGAAACTATATTAGGAGTGCGCCAGATAATTTAAAAGCGGATATGACAAAAGCTTTTGTTAAAGGATTAGCTAAACCTTATATGGCATTAAACCCTAGTTTTACAGAAGAGATAGCAGAAGCAGTAGCGAATGCTGTAATAAAACGCTCTTTATCTCAAAGCAGTAACATTAACTTAGATATGTCTTTAAGTAATCTATTAACTACAGATGGTAAGGCAGCCCTACGAGTAATGTTAGAAGAATCAGGTCTTAGCGAAAATAAAATAAATAGTTTTATGGATAAATTTAAAACACCTACAGACAAAGCTAAACCAGGTTATGCTAAGAGAAGGGTTGATATAGACTTAGCTGCGGAAATAAACCTTCCTGGCGTAGCACAGCCTATACAAATAGTAGATTTAATTGATAACAATATACTAACAGTTTTACATAGGCGTATTAGAAATGGTGCAGGTAGAGCAGCTTTAGCTAGAAAAGGCTTAAGAAGTATACAAGACGAGAAAAAACTTATATCTGCTATGATGAAAGAACAAGACTTTTTAAAAGTTCCTAAAAACGAACAGATAAGTGAGTTAGAATTAATTGCACATTTTTCCCATTTTAAAGGTGCTGCAATACAAGGATACGGAAAAACTTTATCTAGTGGTAAACTAGAAAGCCAAGGTCCATTGGTCTCACTTGCGAAGTCTGGAGTTCAATTAGGCTATTTAAACCAACAATTATTTGTTCAAGGTTTAGAGTTTGGTAATGTTATAGGTCATATGGGGTTAATTTCTATGACTGAAAGAATGATTAAGCCTATGTTTGCTAGTGCATACAGACAACACGGTAAAAAGGTACTAGAAGAAATAGCTGTATTTTCAGGAAACTTAGGTTATGACCACAAGTTTCTTGTACCTCATAGAATGCTAGATGAATTAAATAGTAAAGAAAGAGGAAAGTTTATGGATAAGGCTATAGAGTACTCAGGCAATCTAAAGTATATACAAGGCTATACTTCTTTGTTTAATGTTATAAAAGGCTTACAACAAAGAATTACTGCTATAGGATATACAGATAAATTGTTTAGGACTTTATATAAAAGCTTAGACAAAAATGGAAACCTTGTACTTTCTAAAAAAGATGCTGCTAGATTATTAGATAGTTTTAATATAGGGCCTAAAAGAGCAGAAGAGTATGCAGATTTAATAAGAAACAATATAGTTAAGATGAAAAAGAGTAGGCTAGGGTATGTGTTTACAGATTCTTTACAACCAAAATTATGGAGTAAAGAACTAGCAGACGATTTTGGTGCAAGTATGCACATGAGAATAAACCAATCTGTTCAGAAATCTTTAGCAGGTGAACAAGACCCGTTTATTTTTACTAATGCAGGAAGTATAATGTTTAACTTAGTTACATTCCCTGCCCAAGCTCTTAATAAACAAGCTCTTAGACAACTTCGTCTTGCAGACTCTGAATCTGTTCTTAATCTTTTACTAGGTTTATCTATCGCTACTGGAGTATCTTACATAAAAGATTACACTAATGGTAAAGAAGGACGTACTACTGCAGAACATGTTGCAAGAGGTGTTGCTTATTCTAACATTTTAGGTTGGGTTCCAATGTATACCAATTATCTTGGTACTATTACAGGAGCAGAATTTCTTAGGTTTAATAATCGTTATACAGACCAGGCAGGTTTAACACCCGTTTCTTTAAAATACGGAGAAGACTTATTAAGGATTCTTCCTGCTTTATCTGCAGGGGCAATGGGAACTGCAGACTTTAAAGATAGACGGTCTATGGCAGCACTACCTTATTATAAAACAGTAGGGGTAGGAACTGCTTTAGATAAGCTGGTAACAAGAAATATAAGTAAAGAAGAAGAAAAAAATATTTTAGGTGAATTTGAAATACTTGACGGTTGGATGGAAGACACTTCTACCTTGCCTAAAGATTTATATGATGATTTACCAGAAGATTATTTTGAACGATTGGCTTCTTCAATTATAGATGCTAATAACTATTAAAATACTGGGGGGCCATAAGGCCCTCCTCAACTTTAACTAAAGGAGGCTAGATTGGCCCTAACTACAGTGGAATACACATACTCAGGACAAGCGTCATTCGCTATCCCTTTCTCATTAGGTATACTTAATAGAGCGTATGTAACTATTCAAATAAACAATCAGGTAGATGGTTCAGGCGACCCTCTTTACTATACTAACTTTACCTGGACTAGTGACAGTGAAGTTGTAATAAACGGACTAACTAACGGAGATATAATTAAAATAGCTAGAACTATCCCTAGTAATTTGTTGCTATCAGATTACACGGCAGGTTCTAACATAACAAGAGATAACTTAAATATAGCTAACAAGCAGCTTATAATGCTCATACATGAAGTGTTAGATAAGAATGTTACACAACAGACTAAGCTAGATACTATTGAATCAGGAGCTACTGCAGACCAGACTGCTGCTGAAATAAAGACAGCTTATGAAAGTAATGCTAATACTAATGCATTTACAGATGCAGACGAGAGTAAGCTAGATGGTATTGAGGCTGGTGCTGATGTAACAGATACAGCTAATGTAACTGCAGCTGGTGCTGTGATGGACTCTGAGGTATCAGACTTAGCTGGTATTAAATCTGTTAACGTATCTACTCTACAAGTAAAACCTGCTGAAGGTGCATTCGTAGATGGTGATAAGACAAAGCTAAATACTATAGAGACTAATGCTGACGTTACTGATACAGCTAACGTAGTAGCAGCTCTAACTGCAGGTACTAATATAACTATAGCGTCAGACGGTACTATAGCTTCTACTGCTGCAGGTGGTGGTGGCGGTGTGTCTGATATAGTAGAGGACCTTACTCCCCAGCTTGGAGGAGACTTGGACCTTAATAATCAGGATATAACAGGTACAGGTAATATAAGTATTACTGGTACAGTTAATGGACGTACCTTAGGAACAGATGGCACTAAGCTAGATGCAATAGAAGCACTGGCTGATGTTACAGATACAGATAATGTTGTAGCTGCCCTTACTGCTGGTACTAACGTGACGATAGCTGCTGATGGTACAATTAGTTCTACAGACACTAATACAACTTACACTGTAGGTGATGGAGGTCTTACAACTAATGACTTTACAAACGCTGACCACAGTAAGCTAGACGGAATAGAAGCAGGTGCTACTGCTGACCAAACTAAAGCTGATATAGATGCATTGAATATAGATGCTGATACTTTAGATGGACAACATGGTTCTTACTACACTAGTTACGCTGATACAGCGGTAGCTGGTATAGTAGACTCAGCTCCTGGTACGTTAGATACGCTTAATGAGCTAGCACAGGCTTTAGGGGACGACCCTAACTTTGCTACTACTACAGCTACTAACCTTAGTCAGAAGCTACCTAAAGCTGGTGGCACAATGACAGGTGACATACTGTTTAACGACAATGTTAAAGCTAAGTTTGGTAATAGTGATTTACAAATCTATCACGACTCTAGTCATTCATATATAAAGGACAGTGGTACAGGTAACTTATTTATTGATGCTACAAGTTTACGACTAAGAACAGGTGCAGGAACTGAAACATATTTAACAGCAGATGGTAATGGTTCTGTCGATTTATACTATGACAACGCTAAGAAGTTAGAAACAACATCTGTTGGTATAGATGTAACAGGTACAGTTGTTGCTGATAAAATGTTTGTTGAAGGTACAGCTGACACAAGGCAATGGGAAGCAGGTTCTGCAGGACAGAAGCTAGCTATATACGCCTATGATAACAGTACATTCTATCACAGATTAGACACAGGTAATGCTACTAATTACCAGTGGGGTACGTTTGATAACATTCCAATCTACACTATTACGAATAACACTATTAGAACAACGCTAACAAATAGCGGTAATTTTGGTATAGGTAGTACAAATCCGACTTCACTTTTACATTTAGCAGCAAATGCACCTTACATTACATTCGAAGATACTGATAACAATCAAGATTGGCAAATACAGGCAACTGCGTGGTTTGCTATACGTGACCAAACTGCAAACGCAGAGCGTATGCGTATTGATAGCTCAGGTCGCGTGGGCGTAGGTTTATCAGCACCGACTGCTAAGATGCATTTATTTACAGATGGTGTTGACCAATCAATGTTCTCAGCACAGGCAAACTTAGGCGTACAAAATAGAATACTTACATTAAAGTCTCCTGTTTCTGATAGCACTACACAACCTTTCAGATGGCAGACAAGTAATTCTATACTATGGGAAATTGATGGTACTGAATCAAAATCAATGAACCTTAATTCGGTAGGTAATTTGGGCTTAGGCACTTACAGCCCGACTTCTAAACTCAGTGTAGTAGGTGATATTAATTCTACTAAAAGCGGTGGTTCAACACTAACACTAGAAAACTCTATTACATCTATTAGTGCTAATGAGTTAATTGGCGGTATTGATTTCAAAGGAAATGATACATCTGAAGATGGTAATGAGGTGCTTGCATTTATTAGGGCAAACGCATTAGACACAACGCCCGATAGTTGCATTAGATTTGGTACATTGCAAAACAATGGCGGTGTAGATGATGTTGTAACTGAGCGTATGCGTCTTGATAATTATGGCCGCTTGGGCATAGGAACTACAAGTCCTAACCATGAGCTACATATTGAAAGCACATCACCAACTATTCGTTTAGTTGATACTGATGGAAATAATACACTAGATATTACACAAAGCGGTTCGGCTTGTTATATAGATTTTGATAACACTATAAGATTTAGGAATTTAGCTAATGTTGAAAGACTTAGAATTGATTCAAATGGTATAGATGTAACAGGTGTTCTTGATATCTTTGATAATAACAGTGACATATCACCCGATGGTTCAGGAAGTGGACAGCTAAAGATTGATGGTAATGGTTACAGAGCTGCTATAGCATTAGATGCAGACGGTGTTAATCTTTATAGTACATCAGCTTCAAGACCATTAATATTTGGTGTAAATGAAACAGAAGTAGCGCGTGTTACGAGTACAGGGTTAGATGTAACAGGTGACTTAACAGTATCAAGTACAATAGAAGTTGGTTCACTAACTCCTGCACAAGATGGTGCAATCGAGGTTGGTGTGTTAGGTTTTGGTACACCTGCTATATCATCTACAACTGATAGTACATTGTTGCGTAGTCACATTATATTTGATAACCCTAATGGTGCTGTTGGTAAGATTAATACATCAGGCTCACAAACTTTTTATGTCACTAGCTCAGACTATAGACTCAAGACTGATATACAACCTATGCAAGGTAGTATTGACCGAGTAAAAGCACTTAAGCCTTGTAACTTTGAATGGGTAAATGGCGGTACTAGAGTAGATGGCTTTATAGCACATGAAGCCCAAGAGGTAGTACCAGAAGCTGTTAGTGGCGAAAAAGATGCTACTAAAACTAACAAGGATGGTGTAGAGGTTCCAGACTATCAAGGTATTGACCAGTCTAAACTTGTACCTTTACTTACATCTGCATTACAAGAAGCATTAGCTAAGATTGATGACCTAGAGTTACGCATGGCTAATTTAGAAAACTAAACCAGGGGGCTTCGGCCCCCTATTATTAAAGGAGGCTATTGTGCCTAACTTACCTGAAGAGGATACTCAATTATATATGCTTCTTGGTTCTATGAGTGCTGACTTAAAAACTGTTCTTAATAAATTTACAGCAGTAGAAGAACGACTAAATAATCATTCAAATAGAATCAAGGTATTAGAAAAGGCTAGTTATGCTAGAGCTGTAGTATACACAACTACCGTGACAGTAACGCCTATTCTATTCACTGCTTTAGGTTGGTTATTAACTAAAACATTTTTATAAGGAGATTACAATGGCAAAAGGAGCTGCAACAGAAAAGAATCTTGGTAACTTACATTCAACACTTACAACCATATTTACTAGAGTGTTACAGGGTTATCTAGATAAATTAGATAAAGCTCAAGAAGCATTTAACTCAGACGACTTTAATTCAGAGATAATGGGAGAGCTAGAGTATCTAAGTATAGAACCTAGTCCTGCTATGTTATCGGCTATAGCTAAGTTCTTAAAGGATAATAACATAAGTTATGATTCAGAACAGATAGATGAACTAAGTGAACTTGAACAAAGGCTTAAAGCTAAGAAAGCTAGTAGACCTGACTTCTCTAATGTTACTGCATTACCTTTAACGGGTACTGAGTAGTATGGGGCGTGATGCTAGGGAAATGAATAAGGCAGACCGTATCAAGGAGCTGCTACTTATTCAGGAGGCTTACCCTAACTTCCAAGACTTTTTATACGATGTTATGGTTAATCTTATGGGATTTAACTGTACTAATAACCAACTAGATATGGCGAACTACTTACAGTACGGGCCATTATACAGAATGATACAGGCGCAGCGTGGCCAGGCTAAGACCACGGCTACTGCTGCGTATGCTGTATGGAGACTAATACATAATCCAACAGCTAGGATACTTATTATATCTGCTGGTGATACAATGGCTAAGGAGATTAGTAATTGGATTATTCAGATACTAAATGGTATGGAAGAGCTGTCATGTATGCTGCCAGATAAGTCTGCAGGAGACAGGGCATCTGTTACTGCCTATGATATACACTATGTACTTAAGGGGCCTGAGAAGTCTCCTAGTGTAGCGTGTGTAGGTATTACATCTAACCTGCAAGGTAAACGTGCTGACGTGCTTATTGCAGATGATATTGAATCAGCTAAGAATGCTTTGACTGCAGATGCTAGGATGAAGCTTACGAACTTAACTAGGGACTTTACTTCTATATGTTCACAAGGAGATATTATATATCTAGGTACACCACAGAGTGTAGATAGTATATACAATGCTTTACCTGGACGTGGGTTTGGTATACGTATATGGCCTGGTAGATATCCTACAGACCGAGAAGTAGAGAACTACGGAGAACACTTAGCTCCTACTATAGCAGAGGCAGTTAAGAAAGACCCGTCCCTGGCTACAGGAGGAGGGTTGCTAGGCAATAGAGGTAAGCCAACAGATAGTATTATATTAGGAGAAGATATCCTGGTTAAGAAAGAGATTGACCAGGGGGCTGCTTACTTCCAGCTGCAGCATATGTTAGATACTAGGCTTGCAGATGAAGCTAGGTATCCATTGAAACTAAATAAACTAATCTTTATGAATATAAATAAAGGTAGAAGTCCTATACTTCTTAATCACCAACCGTCTATACATAACCGAGTACCGACTCCAAGTGACTATCCTATCAGAGACCCTATGTATATGTGCTCTGACTTTGGTACTGAGTACGGGGAGTTCACAGGTACACATATGTATGTTGACCCTGCTGGTGGTGGACAGAATGGAGATGAGACAGGTTATGCTGTAACTAGGTTTCTAGGTAATAAGATTTACTTAGTAGCTGTAGGAGGTGTACCTGGTGGACTAGAGGAATCTGATTTAGCAGAGCTAACTAGAGTAGCTGTTAAATGGAAACCGAATAAGATATCTATAGAACGTAACTACGGTAACGGTGCTTTACAGAAAGTATGGGAACCGAGTTTATATAAAGCTTTGCATGAGGTAAATGCTGGAGTACAGATAGATGACCCTTGGGAAACAGGGCAGAAGGAACTACGTATAATTGATAAGCTAGAGCCTGTTATAGGTTCAGGTAGATTAGTTGTAGAGCTAGACCTTATCCAGGAAGACTGGGCTTCTGTGCAGAAGTACGCTGCTGTAAACAGAGCTTCATATAGTTTCTTTCACCAGCTTGCTAAGGTAACTAGAGACCGAGGTAGTTTGTCACATGATGATAGACTTGATGCGGTAGCTGGTAGCGTAGGTAACTGGATAGACTTACTAGCTGTAGATGATTTACAAGCACAAGTAGCTGCAGAAGCACAGCGGTATAGAACTATGATGGAAGACCCGTTAGGAAACGGTAGACCTATTAATAACTATAACTCAATGTTCGGATTGAATACTTTAAGTCCGAATGCACTTAACAATTTAAAACAACGATACTAGGGAGAACCCAATGTCTAAGAAAGACAAACCGACCCAGACTAAGCCAACTGTAAGAGTAGTTGGTACTAACTCTAATAAACTACCCTGGCCTCAGGATAACTCAGGCTCAACCCAGGAACTACGTAGAGGTGCTGTACGCGCTATAGGACGTATCATGGGTTCAGAAGATAATCTAAAGAAAGTACTAGAAACTTTAGAGGTAGCTAGGCTGTATGCTATAGAGCGTATGGAAGAGCAGCAGATAGAAATGAAAGTTAAAGTAAAAGCAATGGAAGACCGTAAAGCTCTTAAGGCAGAGCTATTGAAAAGCGAACTAAGACAAAGAGTAAAGTCTAAGAAGGCTGAGATAAAACGTGTTGAGTCTGAGATAAAGAAGTTGTTGAGCTAATGGACTTAGCAGCATTCTTTGATTCTGTACGTCCCTTTATGAAAGACAGTAAGCTAACTACTGCACAAGTAGTAGGCTTTGAGTGTCTTATCAATTCTTGTTTAGAGTCCGACCTTACATTAGAGCATATAGCATATGTACTTGCTACTGCTTATCATGAGACAGGTGGACGCATGGAACCTGTAAGAGAAGGGTTCTGTAAGACCGATGCTGGAAGCCGTAAGGCAGTAGCCAGGTTATACGAGAAGGGTGTAATAAGCGCAGATTACAGTTTACCACAGAGTAACGGTAAGAGCTATTATGGCCGAGGGTTAGTACAGCTAACGCATTTAAGTAACTACGCAAGCACAGGGCATGCACTAGGGTTAGACCTGGTAACGTATCCAGACCTTATGCTAGACTTAGAGGTATCAGTACGCGCTATGATATGGGGTATGAAGACAGGGAGCTATAGAAACAAACGCTTGTCTGACATGTTACCTTATGAAGAGCCGACGTATGCAGAGTGGACTAAAGCTAGAGGTATTATAAACGGTGACGTAGGAAAGAATGGTCCTATGATTGCTGGGTATGCTACTAAGTTCTACACAGCACTAAAGGAGATGTAATGGGTATATTTACAACAGGCATCATAGGTGATGTAGTTGGAGGTGTGTTTGGTATAATAGATGACCTGCATACATCTGATGAAGAAAAAGCAGCAATGAAGTTCCGTATAACTAAGTTAGCTAGAGAAGCCGACTTAGCACAGCTTGCTGTTAATAAAGAAGAAGCTAAGAGTGGTAGATTGTTTGTATCAGGATGGAGACCGTTTGTAGGATGGGTATGTGGTATAGCATTAGCCTGGACCTTTGTAATCTCTAGAGTTATACAGTCTATTGCATTCTATGTAGCTGAGTTCACAGGAACAGAACTAGACCTATCAGGTCTACCTGAGTTTGACTTAGGAACATTAATGCCTGTACTACTTGGTATGTTAGGACTAGGGACACTTAGAACCTATGAGAAAGTACAGGGTGCATCCCGTAACGACATGACTCCTGATGGAGGAGGTATTAGAAAAGGAAAACAAAGAAATGGCAACTAGGAAACCCCGTAAGGGAAAAGCTAAAGTCAAGATAACTGCTTCTGGTAAGAAAGTTAGTTACGGGCAAGCTGGTAAAGCCAAGGGCGGTGGCCCTAGGGTTAGACCAGGTACAAGTAAAGGCGACTCGTACTGCGCCAGGTCTGCTGGACAGATGAAGAAGCATAGTAAAGCAGCTAAGGACCCGAACTCACCTCTACGTTTATCACGTAAGCGTTGGAAGTGCAGTGGTTCTAAATCAAGGAAGTAGGTATGGCAGCTAAGAAAAGAGGATTGTGGGATAACATCCACGCTAAACGTAAACGCATAGCAAAAGGAAGTGGCGAGAAGATGAGAAAACCAGGAACAAAGGGTGCTCCAACACAGAAAGCACTAAAGAAATCACAGAACCCTAAGCGTAAGAAGAAGAAGACTTACTAGGGCCTGTAGACATAGCCTAGAAAGCTCTGTAACGCCCGTAGAGAGCGATATGGACTTTCTAGGTATGATTGTATATTTATGAATTAGTGCTTCTCTCTGAGGATATAAAGAGAGCGTTTATAAAAAAATGGTACAAAATTGTGTGGGGGCATCTAATAAATGAAACGCGCGTACGCCCCCATGCGCCCGTCTTCCTTTTATCTTTTAAAAAAAGCTGTATTACTGCGCTAATACACTAATATAGTAGCACAATAACACGGTGACACG